GAACCAATAGAGAGTCCTGCCCCAAGTGCCAGTCCTCTAATGTTATTAAGCGGGGAATGTCTCTGAATAAGCTGGTGGTCTATCAAAGATTTCAATGCCAAAACTGCGGCGGGTGGCACCGGGAATCAATCAAGTCTCTTGAAAAGAAGCGTTTAGTTTAGATAATCGCTTCATGGCTGAAGATAGCTTTCTCTGACACTCAAAACACATCTTGTTTCGAGAGGTATATTTTCTGGTTCTGCTACAATGCCGAATGACCTTCTCGATGGTTCTAATGACTGATTCTATGTTTACCATGCCCCAAGCATCCTTCCTAGCCATAATACGAAGAGGATGAAGATAGTGGTTACTTCGATTACTAAAACCAGGTTTAACCACCAATTTAACGGGTCACAGTCTCTCATTCCACACCGCCCTTTCCCGCATCCAGAAGCTCTGGGTTTTCGTAGAGGTTTCCGATGACTTCACATTCTCTTTCGTACAATTCATGTTGAAGAATACAGGCTTCGCACCAAAAACACCCGCCGTCAAAGTAAACCTCGCCATTGCCGATATTAGTTTTTAAAATATCCCCCTCGTAGATTTCCTTCCCGTTCTTGTCCTTTAGGCCGGTGAATTGCATAAGTTTTAGGTCTTGCCAGTCTCCCTCGGTGCCACAAAAAAGATGTCCTGTGTCGCTCAATCCAGTAATAAATTTAAGTGTGTTTCCAGCCTCTATGTCGGACTCGAAATCATAAACCATAAACCTTATTTTCTCATACCACGCCCTGAATTTAATTTCCCGCATCCTGTCCTCCCCTGATCTGTTCGAGGGCTTTGTCAGCAACATCTCTATCTATTTTTTCAATGATGTAATGATCTGAGAAATATTCCAACGCCTCCACCGCCAGCTTGAGTTTGGATTCCAACTCTAAAATAATGCTTCCTCTTGCGGCGGAAGTTTCTCTACACATCTGAGTTTCAGACGCATAGTTAGAGATTTCCGTTACCATTTCTTTCTTTAAACTCTCAATCTCGGACTCAAGAGAGGCGGTTTTTTGGATCAGGAAATTTCTATCCTGCGTCACCGAATCTCTTGAATTTATCGCCGCTTGATAATCTGTTAACAAAACAGCTTTGGAACCCTCTAGCTCCCTAATCCTCTCGTCACGGCGGATGAGAGCGTCCGCAAATAAATAAGTCATAGAATTTAAATTCCCCAAAACTATAGTTTTTACATCCTCTTGGTCGTAAGTTCCAGGTTCGCCCCACTCCATTGACTCAATAAATTTATTTTTGATCGCTTCCGCTTCCTCGTTATGATCTTGAGTCATCTCACACCTCGAATATTTTGTATTGGCTGGCATAGTAAGAATCCACGGCCTTATCAGCTTTCATTTCTTTTAGGGCTTGCCGTGCTTCCGCTTTTGTTTCAAACCCGAAACCTGCGTCTTTTAAAGACTCTGCTTCTTTCTTATTGAAAGCCAAGACGTATTCTATCGCCTTCGCTTCTTCCTTCGGGGTCATGTTAAAGGCTCCTTATGGTTGTCTAGGGCTTGTGCATGATCGGGACAATAATCAATGTTTCTCCCAACTTCTTTTGAATGAAAATCACACATTGGGGCATCACAAGTCTTGTTTCCTTTAGGGAAATCACACAATTTGGTTCTCGCCTTATCGCACCACTTACACCGTTTTGTCTTTCCGCTTGTGCAGATAAATCCTCGAGCTATAATTTTTCCCGCTCCATCCTTTTGCTCGAAATGATTACAACCCATGCATCACCTTCCCATCTGGTATAAATCCTATTTGATTTCCCCAATTATCAATCAGAAACCATCCTTCTTTTCTTTTGCCGCAAGAAAAAGTAGGGCTTGATTTAAACTCGTCAGGAGCGGCGTCTTTATGGAATGGGTCTAATCCTCTTTCGTAGTTATCTCCGTAAAAAGGATGCGACTCAGGCTTTTGGTTTTTGGATACCATCTTCATCACCCCAACCCCTCCGATTCTTTTTTGATATCTGCGTTTTTTTCTTTGATTTCACACTCAGAACAGAATAATTTTCCTTTTAATTGTTTTAAGTAGGAAAGCACTTGACCGCATCTTTCGCAATAAGCCACACCTTTCACGACTTCTCCTGCAGAGTGCGGATTTCCTGAGCTATCTGGTTTAAAGGGTCATTCAAACCTTCTGCATATTTTTCAACAATTAGACTTGCCTCCTCAAGAGCCTCGTCCCTTACGATGCGGAGGACTTCTAACATCAATTTACAGCTACGACAAACTCCAGCAGTATGAGCTCCATAATTTTGACAGATTTCTTTCGCTCTCTCGCTTAGACTTTTCATGGTTTCTTCCTGGTAATTTCGTAGGTAATAGTGCAAGGAATAACCTTCTCATCATAAACATTAGCCCAATGAGCGTAATCTTTTTGAGGAAAAACAACTGCTCTTTCATATTGTCTTAAACTTCCATTTGACTTTATCACCGCCCATCCCTTCACCACCCGCTTCTTTCTCATGTCCTCTCCTTTACTAATACCTACTAATTCCTACTAATCTAGTAAGAACGGCTCGGCTCGTTTCGCCTCTGTTGCCTATGCCGATAGTTGACCATGAGGACACCGTTCTAATAAACTCCCTATACAACACGCTTTATTAGAGGCCTGATTCTAATAAACTTACTCTTCCCAGCTTGCGAGGCTAGGGATTAGACTTTTTTAGTATGGTGGATCATTTTCAGGTTTAGCTACATGATGAACTGGACAGCCATACCATCCACCAATACCGATAGTGCAAGTACATTCAGATTTCATACTTCCTCCGCTTAAAGTTATTCTAGGGACTAGTGACAGGGTGCCTCGTTTTGGCTACTTCCCGGCGCCTACGACTCATCCGTTCCTTACGGGTTTCCTTTTCAGGGGATACGGAGCCCTAGAAAATCTTTGGGGTATCAGTTACAAGCTAAAAATTAGGTGCGCCTATTTCAGATAACCATTTAGCTACTTCATAATGGAATTTACCGTGAATGTCTTTAACAATCCTTTGAAACTCTGGATCGGATTTATCTTGAAGAATTGTAAATTTTTCCAGTTTGATATTATTCAATAATGCTCTTGACTCCATATCACTAAAAGTATTCTGCCTCATCCGCTGCCTCCCCTTGTTGTGTGGTGGTTAAACTTGTTCCAACTTCTTAATTGCCATAGACTGTTTCATCTGAATGAGTTTGGCCTTCAGGAGCATCGAGGTTTCTTTCCGCATCTTATTAGCCGTATCCGCGGCGGCCTTACGAGTCCTTTCTTCTTCTTCCCATTTCTGTTTCTGAATCGGGTCTTTTTTATCTACGAGCATTGCACCCATAAGCCCAAACATAATTTCATTCCCAAAATCCTTAGACTCCCAAGCCGTCAAAGCATCAATCAACGTTTCGAGTTCTTCTGCTACGAGTTCCATTTTCTTCTCCTTGTTATTCCTCTCCCTCTTGGGATTGGGGTTATGATTCTGATTCAATTTTCTTTAGAAGCTCAGACTTAAACTCATCAGAGTATTTAAAATCACCGCATCTTCCGTTTGGAATACTCTCGATTAACTCCACGAACCATTCTTTTGCGACATTAGCCGATCTTTCATGATTCGCTCCAACTGAATTATAAGCAATCGATAATTTATCAGCCAGCTTCTTAGGCTCGGAGGGTCTAGGGGTTCCGCAGATTGGGCAGAAATTAATATTTTTGATAGGAAAATACTGAATAATTGGATTATTTGGAAATCCAGCATTAGCAATAACTTCAAAATACTCTCCTTTTATATGCTTACACCATTCCCTATTCATTCAAGCGTTCCTTTCCCTAAATCCGTTAATCTTTGCCCAAGAATTTACAAATTCTTCCAAAAATGCCTGCGCCGCTTCAGACCCATGCTCTTTTTTTATCTGTATAATCTTATTAGCGATCTTGTTGGTATAATCCCTCAGAGGATCAATTATTTTAGGTTTCACTTTATTTCTCCTCTCCCGCCTTAGGGGGTGTTAAAGGTTTGTTTAAAATTTAAGAAGAAATCCAGTAAATATTAAAAAAAATCCTAAAATTATAATCCAATCTGGTAGTGTCATCTATTTGCCTCGAAAAATGCTTTTGCAAAATGTGCGCTGCAAACACTTCTTCTTTCAGTCCTTGTCAGCTTTCCGAAATGTTCAGGATGAATATCTCTCGACTTCAACATATCAAACTTGGGCGCAGCACATTTCCCGCTATGTGTCTTTTTCGGAGGATTAAACATTCCCCACAGAGCAGTTTCCTTTTTGTAACTATCTCCAAATTCATGCGGGGAGTAAACGTAATACGGATTTCCCAAAAACCATTTCAGCATCCCTCGATTCGGATTCTCTAAACACCAGAATTTTAAGGGACTAAACTTCTGCGTATCCTTCACAATTCCATACTGGCAATGCCAAATAATCTTTAAACACGCCTCGACTAATTCCATTCCTTGCCTCAAATTCCTTGGCTTCTTCGCATTTGTCCTACAATGACTAAACATGGTGCAAGGAGGATTCGCAATAATCCCGTAAACTTCAGGGGGGGGTACAAAGGTTCTCACATCTTGCTTTTCCCCAACGCATATCACTTCATACCCCGCATCTCTGTAAGGCTGAGAATCGCTGCCGATGTCGGCGCAAAGATGCAGAATTAACCTTCTCCCCATTTCTCCCTCCCTTTAACCTTCCCTGATTACTTTCTTCATGCTCTCGGAATTATCCTTAATCTCCAACTGCCTCTTGCACTCTGAGTCAATTACTGCCAACCACCAAGTAAGCTCTGCTAGGGTGCTAATTCTTCTTTCCATTATTTTTCTTTTACTCCTCCGTAAAGATCAATCACTCGGTTACATTCGTTTAACATTTCAGTTGAACTCATTGGTTTGTTTTTTAGTTTTAGAAGGCTGTTGATTTTTCCAATACCATATTTTTCGAGCATGAATTTGTAGTAGTCAGGCCAATTCCCTTTCAGGAAAATATTGCATCTAGCACATTGAGGGTGGATATTATCCTCCTCAAACAAAATCCAACCCTTCCTGCCGCTGATAAAATGACCCGCATGAAGCTTTTTCCAGTGATAAGGCGTACCACACGAACAACAATCAGCGTATCCATCCGGGTTTGAGGCCATGATTCGGATGTAGTTGCTGAGTGTCTTCCAGGCTTTTTTCTTTAGTGAACTTAAAGACGGTTTTTTCATTTTGCGATTCCTGGCGTTTTAAAGCCTTCTTTTTTCCGCATGGCACTTGCACCCGAAAAACGACCGATCTTGGCAAGGAGTGGCCTTTCCGTTGATTTCTGATGCCTTGGACAACGGTTACTAGAACCATCTTTGATATAAACCCCGCATTTCCCTACTTGACCTCTAAAATCGCAGAATTTAGCCATTTAATCCTCCGAATCTATCCGAAAAACGGTAATGTGAAACGTCAAAGTCTAAAGTGACCCCATCAATCGGGCCGTTTCGTTGTTTTAAGATATTGACTTGGTACTCTTTTTTATCAACCGTTGGATTCTCAGGGTCTGCAAAGAAGTTATCTCTCCCAACCCATCTAAGCTGAATTAGGGTATCTGCCCCTTCCTCGATTTCCCCGGTTCCCTTCATGAAGTCCATCGCATTTTCAGCATTAGAACCCTGACGGTTGATTTGACTTGCTAAGACGCAGGCGAATTTATATTTAAGGCAAAACCTCTTACAAGACTGAACGTAATCGGCCAATCCCTCCTGGCGGTTTTTTATTCCGTTCATTGAAACCCTTTGAAGGTGGTCGATGAAAACAACATCGGGTTTAAGTGTCTGTATTATTTCTTCTAGCTCGGTGGTCTTAAATCCGTAATCGTCGATGATGGTTATGGGTGACATTAAAAGCCTTCCCTTTAGCTTGTCCAAACTAACCTTAGCCCTTTGCACTTCTTCCGTAAGCCCGGTTCGTAATCTCCATCCGTCTATCATGTACTCGTTGCATAATATGCGCTCAAGAACGGATGATGCCGACATTTCTAGGGATATATAAACCACCCTAAAGCCCTGCTTTGCAAGCCGCCAGGCTATATCCGTGGTCATTGAGGTCTTTCCCTGACTCGGCCTAGAGGCCATTACCAAAAGCTCGGTTTTATGCAATCCCCAAATTATTCTGTCTAGGGAGCTTATCCCTGTAGGCATAGCGGGTTTGTCGGTTCTGGTACTTAAAAAATTACCAAGCTCCTCAGCTACCGTGAAAATGTCTTTAGTCTGGATAAACTTTTCTTCTGTCGTTTCTTGCATCTAAGACCTCAGCCAACATTTCCGGGTTGTTGTTCTTTTGATAAAACCTGATTAGTCGCTGTTCTATTTCCTTGAATTTGAGCAGAATCGACTCTAAAAGACGGGATTTTTCCAGCTCCTGAGAACCCCTGAGTTTTTCTGGAATCATACTTACCCTCCAATACCTTTAAGGAGTTATTGTCGTTTTCGATAATCCAATCAAAGGTAGCTTTCCAACCCTTATCGTTTTTCCCGCAACAGAAATCAGACCCCCCAAGTTGTTTAAAAACCAAAGACCAGGCTTCTAAAGGACGGTCTTTTAATCTCAACCGTATTTTTTGCTTCCTAACCTCGGATAGCTCCTTAACCTGTGGAAGATTAGTACAAGTAGAATTCCACAGATTCATGAAATCAACCAACTCAGAAGACTTAGTATTATCTTTTTTACTTTCCTTTACTTTACTTTCCTTTACTTTACTGCTATTAGGGTCGCATACGAGGCCATTAGCCTGGCCATAGCCACCCCATCTTTTCTTAGCCCCAATTTTTCCAGCCTCTGATAATTTCGATCTGTACTCTGCTAATGCGTTCATTCTATTAATTAGACTTTGACTAAAAATACTTTTTCCATCGTCGATAAGCAACCCGATCTCTATCAAAAAGTCTATAAAATCTTTAAATTTAATATCTGGACCATATGGATTATTGTTATCAAAACCAACGGCTAATGCGAGGCCATATAGCAGGCCATTAGGGTAGCTATAATCGGGCTGATCTCTTAATACTTCAATAATCGCCCAAAACAAACCGTAACCTGCCCATCCGAATTTTGATCTTAAAGCTGATATTTTTGGATCTTGTCTTGAATTTGAATCGTGGGAAAAATAGTATGCGTCTTTAGCCATAGAAAGAAAAAGCCCTCTCAAGGCCACGTCCGAAAATTCCCCGATGGGGTGCGAAAGACAGACAGAATCCGAGAGAGGATTTAAATTTTTGTGAGTGCATTTTTGAGAATTTTCGTCTTTATTAAAAGAGTCTTTCGCATGCGTCATATAATACTTCCCCGCTATTTATTGTCAAGCATTTTCTTATTTTTTTGTAATGTATTTAGAGTAAAGGCTGTAAAGATAGTCAACCTGAGCTTCTGATTGCTGATCTAATATGGGCTGGAACTCATCGAGGAGTTCATAAAGTCCCTCGATGAAATTCCGTTGGTTTTTCTCTTTAATTTTATTTTTAATCCTGTAAAGATCAACCACCATAGCCCACTCTTTTGTTGATTTCATTAGAACGGCAGGCCGTTTTCTGGGTTAATTTCAACATCGCCGCTAAACTCTGGTGCGTTAAAATCAATGTCGGGGACTTCTTGATGGCTTTGAGCCGAAACCGTATGGTCTTTATTTACTTTCTTAACCCGCCACTTAGTTTCCTTGTCCCTTCCAGTCTTCCCAATAACTAATCGGTCACCAGGGGAAGGCTGTACCATACAGAAGGCTTTAAAAAGTGGAAGAGAACCAGAGTCTAATTCTCCTTCTTCAAACTTATAAACAACGGTGTATCCATGAGGATATGCGGGATCAAAGTTTCGGTTTCTCCAAGGATTTCCGTCTTTTCCTAAAATCTTTTCTCCCACCTCATCCACTGCAAACTCTGGATATGAATATCTAAGGCAGAATTTAAGGTTTTGCTTCCAAGTGCTAGCGGCGGTATTACCACGAGCAGGTCGGTCTTCGTTGGCTTTCTTAATCCATCCAACATAAGTTAAGGTAATTTCCTGATCTTGGAAATTCTCGGTTCTAAAATATGTTTTTGCTTGCTTAGGGAATGAAGTTTCCATTTTTATTTCTCCTTTTTTAGTTAAACGCCGAATCTGCTTTTGAAATTCTCACGATCCTTGAGGAACATCGAAAAATACTGCTCTATTCTATTCTCCACGACTGGTTTGCTAAAACCCTGTTCGGTTTTATTGTTTAGCGGCACGATACAGATTTGCTTTACGTCCTCGAAGCCTTTCATTTTTGAGTACGCACTTAATTGTTTAAAAGCTTTGGTTTTATCGACTGTTCTTTTCACATCAAAAAGAGTCAAAACTTTTTCGGCTCCTTTGAAGTCTGGAATCCCGATAAAATCAGGAGTCCCGCCGTATTTAAATTCTTCGTTGATCGACGATCCTGTATTTTTCATTTCTAAGATCGGGTATTTTTTTAAAAAATCAGGAAATGACCAACCCTCTGTGTCTAGGGTCAAATTTCCCTTTTTGACAATCACAATATCCGCCCAAGTGTCGGGCGTGTCTTTAGCTTCTGCCCAAATTCCCGTTTTAATAAAATGCTCTACTTGCTTATGGCAGATATTCGACTGAGAGGCGTATTGGGCGAGTTCTTCTGGGCTACAATACATTTCCGCATCCCATCCGATAATCGAAGTAACAGAAGGCACTTTTTGGCCTGTGGAGTCGGTATACCAACGGATGTCCTTACGCTCACGATTGACACGCTCGACAATCGCCTGCTCTTCGCAAGCTTTAAAATTGTCATAGCATACCTTTTGAAGATCCTTTTGAATTTTATCTATAGTCAAGATCAGCGGCGAGTCTTTGTCTAGGTCGTATTCGATCTCCGCACTAAAGGCCGGGCGGGAGTTTTCAAAGCTTCCCCGATTGATGACTCCTGTGAATCCTGAGCTTATTTTTATCTTCATCACATCGCCCCTTTCATGATTTTGTTAAATTCGTCCATCTCGTCCAATTCCTTTTTCTTTTGTTCGCTGATCCCAGGAAGGCTGTCGATCTTGTAATCTAGCCAACGCTCAATAGATGCTCTAATTTTTAAGGTCGCACTAACTCCCGGATTTAATTCAAGCATAAACTTAATAAACGCTTTGTATTTTTGCTCTTCAGTCATTTTTTAAACCTCCCCGGAAAGTCGCTCAATAAAATAAAGAACAGCACAACCAATAGAACGTATAGAATTTTACCCACGGCTTTTCCATGCCTCCGAATTATCAGGTGCCATAATTCTAACTTTCAACCCCTCAGCCAAAACTTCGGCCTTCCAGAAAGCTTCCTCTTCGTTTTCGTACTCTTTAAAAGCCACCCACCCGCCAGCGGAGCGTGACCAATATTGAACGTCCCACGTTTCACGCTCTAATCGATTCCAAGGTGCATTAAAAGAATCTGCTATCTGCTTATCCACGTCTAACATTGGCCACCGCCTTTTTGTATTTTTTAATATACGATGTTGCGACTACTCCCCTTTTAACAAATCCTATCCCTTGATTGTAAGCTGATAATCTAGTCTCTAGGGTATCTGGAATTTTCATTCTTTTGAGGTATGCGGGCAAAACTCCGTTTATATAGGCATCGGCTATGATTCTCGCCGATCTAGGCTCTAATGCGTCCTTATGCTTAAATTTGGCCTTTAAAAACCTATTGGCGTCTAAAACGGCTTCTTTGTGGAGCTGAAACTCGCCCAATGCGAGGCCGTTATCCCCGATTGCCTTTGGATTTCCTCCGCTTTCCACCATAGCCAAAGCATCAAGATTGACGTTAAAAGCCGAGGCCGTTGGGACAAACGCAAGACTAATCATAATAAACACCGCCTCTCTAAGCATTGGGATGATCCATCTTTTTAGCCAATCTTAAATCCCTCTTCGCAAGCCAAGTCATCCAGGGAGCAATTTTACCTTTAAAGCCACGGATCTCGCTTGCTTGCTTGTACTCTTCCTTTTCCTTTTCTGTACTCTGAACCATAACAAACTTCCGATTATTCACTTTAAAACCTCCGTTTTTTTGTAATTATAATACTATGACATTGTAAACGCAAAGCTTTTTGTTTTGTATTTGAAAAAAAGCTACGCCCGAACGCCCGAAGTACGAATCCCCAGAACCCGCCGCAAGACGCACACAGCACACAACCGCCCTCTTTTCTTTACTTGCCCGATGAACCCATTACACTTGACGCATCTTTTTAAGTCCATTTAAAACCCCCTATTCTTTATTCCAAGGCGTCGGCGTATGCATGGTTTTATTCTCCTGTTGTGCTTCGTGAATTTGTTCCGCTATTAAATCTAAGTCTGGTTCGTGTTTGCTCATGGTCTAGGCTCCTTTATTGGTTAGCTTTAAAAAATGCTTTAGCGAAATTCTGACTGCATAATGATCTGAAGCTCATATCATCATCGACTTTAAAATTTTTAAACTCTTCTATGTGATTAATTGCGCTCTTATGTAAGAACGCCATAGAAGGCTTCGGTCTTCCTGGCCTTACATACAAAGCGGGATTTTTAGGTACCTGTCCCCACTTCGTATAAAGTGGCGGCGGAATTTTGAACACACCCCAGAGAGCCGTCTTTTTAGTCCAAGGGCTTCCGTATTGCCAGGGCTCATAGGTCATTGTCGGCCTGCCTAGAAACTCTTTAAGTCTTCCGCTTGCGGGGTTCTCTAATGCCCAAAAAACAGGCTTGCACGTCTCTATAATCCTCAAACAATGCCTGACCATGACTAAGCCCTTCGCCGTATCTAACCTCTTGTGAAAGCCTCTCGCTATGCTGAACTCCGTGCAGACTGGGTTTGCAATAACTCCGTAAACATTATCGGGCGGGACATAATTCTCAACGCCTATATCCTTGCCGATCAAGCGCACGTCATAGCCTGCATCCTGATAGGGCTTAGAATCGCTTCCGATATCAGCGCAAAGATGAAGGACGATTTTTTTCATAGTCTACTTTTTAGCCATTTAAAAGCATTATTAGAATCGATGAATATCTCATCCTCGTTATAAGCAACAGTCCAGAAAGTTCCGTCTTTAAATTCCACTATCCAACGGTCTTTTTTGTCAAAGATAAAGGCTATGGCATTCTCGTTGATATCTTCTGGAGCGCATCCGATCTTATTCTCAATTTCCGATCTATCCCAAAAAACGTCTAATCGCTTTCTCATAGGTCACACTCCTTGCACATAAACTTGACCCCGCCATAACTTCTAGTGCTATCATCGGCAAATTCGATCATCATAATCTCTGGATAATACCCTCCACAGATAGCGCATTCCTGGGTATTTTCTAATTCCTCTATGGTTAGCTTCATTTTATTTTCCTTTCTGGTTTTTGGGAAAGCCCGCTCTCTTAATTCCATCAAGCTATTTATCTCTTCCTCGCTTTTGCCTTTCATCCACAAGGGAATATTTTCCATATTTGTTTTCATTTTTAATGTTTATTGACGGTTATATTAAGCCCTGAAGATTTCCAACAGGCATTGCAAGCAGTACAGTCCTGGATGCATGAAGCTTGGGCTTTCTTGTCGACGATCGTAAAGGTATTATTAAAATAGGCCTTGCGGAATTCATATAGGCCTTTGTCTCTCATGGTAGATGATTCATCGAAAGACGCTATAAGGACAAAGTTTGACGGCTTCCCGCTAAAATCTAAGTGGAAAGACTTAGTGTATGCATAAAACGTCAAACCCGGGAATTCTTTAGCAATTAAGAACCAATTATCTAAGTAAGCTTGACTATAAAAATCCCCGGCCTCGTGAATTCTTACTTGTTTAATTTTCTTCTGATTCTTTTGAATAATTCCAATCATTAAAGACGGAAAATTATTGCTCATAGTCAATTTAAGATTATGCTTTCTTGCTGGGTATACTTGCGGGTAAAGTCTTTCGGCCTTTAATGCATAGCAGTCTTTAGAACAAAGAGCCGTTTTTCCCGGGCAAGTCTTCACGGCGGGAATATTAAAAATCAATGTATCTTTTGGGAGTTTCTTATTGCCAAAGCTTACTTTTGGCGATAGTTCTAGAGTTTCCATCGTGTCCTCTCTCTGCCGAAAGATCGGCGGTTAAAGTGTTAAGCTTGCGCTTTTAATTGTTGTTTAGTGATCCAATTTTGTTTAATCGAATTGATCTTACTGATTGCCTTTTGTACGTTTTCCCTTGCCATGCAAGCGTCATTCATGGCATCTTCTAGCAATCTTTCCAACTCCTCAACGTCTACATTTACTTTTGTCATATCATCCACCTTTCTTTAGTTACCTGCTCTTGATCTATTAACGTCCTGCTGATGTAAATACTTTAGCATTGACTACGTAATTACACAAGAACTATTTTCCCAATACAGATAAAATAGTTTGAAGAAAGTTTTAGACTTTGACTATTTTCTAAAATCCGCCGCTTTAATGAAATCAACATATAGTGTCTATTACCTAATAAAGACACAACTAATAGTGTATCTAATCAATAGTTACTATATCTTGTATTAAATACTTGACAAACCACTATATATTGTGCTATATGGTTTATTATGCCTCCTCTAAAGAACGTTAAGCACGAGAAATTCGCAAGGGCAGTTATAAAATCGCCCTCTTTAACGAAAGCTTATGCTGAGACATACCAGGTAGAGCCGGACAAATCAGCAAGGAACTCTGCCTCACGAATTATTAACGATTACCCTGCCGTAAAAAATAGAATCTCTGAGTTGTTGGCTAACGATGGTGTGTCAGTGCAACGTCTTAACAAAAAGCTATCTGACTTGCTTGAGAATGAAAGCTCAGACGTTCAATTCAGAAGCTTGCGCCTTGGATACGAACTACACGGCGCACTCGACCGCACATCTTCGCCCGAATCAAGCAAAGAGATAAACATCCAGATCAATATTATGGGCAACGATGTAAGTATATGATACCAATGGACTTACGTCATGCACAACCTAACATAATTATTACTATAGGACGTTGAGTCATTGTCTAACACTGAGCAAACTGTGTTGAATGGTGGGGGTGGAGTGACCCCAGCCACCGCTAATGAAGGGGTGGGTGGTTACTGTCATACCCTCCCCACTACATCCAGCCCTCAAAAAGTAAAAATGTCCAAGGAGGAATTATCTGCGTTCAGGCGTGAGAACGTAGCTAGGGCAAGGGAGAAGAGGCGGTTGATCTTTGAGGCGAAGAAAGCAGGGGGGGTGGGTTCAGAGGATTCTCCTGTTGGGAAAAAGTCTGAAAAGGCCGATCCTATTATAAAAAAACCCGCCAAAAAGGAAAAAGTTGCGAAGGCTGTGTCCTCGAAGCCCATGCCTGGGATTAACTTAGCGGAAGACGTAGCCCCGTCTAAGGACTCAGTGACGATGAAGATTGATCTGAGTGCGAAGCAGGGGGAAGCTCTAAGGAACCCTGCGAAGTTCCTGCTGTATGGGGGAGCCAAGGGCGGAGGGAAGTCCTGGTTTATCTGTATCTGGATGTTCTTAATGGCTGTTAAGTACAAGGGTAACAAGTTGTTCTTCTGCCGTAGGCGGTCTGTTGACTTCACGAATACCACTCTTGAGACATGGAAGAAGAGTATCCCTGCGAATCTTTATAGGATTAACGAGCAGAAGAAGAAGATTTACATTGATAGGTCTGGGAGCGTGATTGACTACGGAGGTTTGGACGATCCTCTACTTATTCAGAGCTTAAACTCAGCCGAGTACGCTCATATTGGAATCGACCAAGCTGAGGAAGTAGAGCAGGACTCATTTTCTATGATTCGTGGGACGCTTCGTCATAAGTTACCCGATGGCACGTTTCCTCCCTACCAAGTTCGCCTCACGGCCAATCCAGCGCAGTGTTGGTTAAAGGACAAGTTCATTCTTAACCCCGAAAAGGATTTCGCCTTTATCGGGGCGTTGCCCTCCGACAATCCCCACCTTCCGAAAGATTATACGGAAAACCTCAGAGAAGCCTTCAAGCATCGGCCAAATTTGTTGGCCGCCTACCTCTATGGTTCGTGGGACGACTTGGCGGGGCATAACGTTTGTATTCAGGGAAGCTGGATTAATGATGCGAAGAAGCGGAAGTCAGAGGATCGTGCGTTAAAGAGGGTGATCGTGAATGACCCTGCAAGATTCGGTGACGACGAGAACGTGATTTACGTCATGGAGGACGATGGCCGTGTGATGTCAGTGGTCGAGCAGATTTATCTTGAGCATAAGAGCCTTATGGATACGGCTGGGCGTCTAAGTTCTCTTCGCCGAAAGTGGGACGCTCAGATTATCGCAGTGGACGTAATTGGTATTGGAGCTGGGATTGTGGATGCACTCTATGAGTTAAAGGAGCCTGTCCTTGCGATTAACTCTTCTTCAAAGCCGACCGTTGAGAATAAGCAGAGAAAGTACATGAACCTACGCTCTCAGCTTTGGATGGAGGCGGGAGAACTTTTCGCCAATTCGAGAGTTGCGTTACCTGAGGATTCTATCCTTTCAGGACAGCTTGCGGGGGTTAAATTCGATTACAACTCCACCGGGAAGATTCAAGTTGAGTCGAAGGATGAAATTAAGAAGAGACTCGGAAGATCTCCCGATAGAGGCGATTCCTTCGTTATGGGCTTATTTGCCCTTGAGTACGTCAGCAATCAGGATGTTAAGGATATGGCCTTAGCCTCAGGGGACTCTCAGGGTCAGGGTGAGAGAGTCTACTCACAGCCTCATGATATGGTGGGTGTGGGCGAGGACTTCAGCGGGTACAACCTTTGAAGAACCCTAGCGATTTCAAAGAACTTGATTTTTACCATGATGTTAAAGAGCGTCCTATCAAGCTTCAGAGTTTTAAGTCAAAGCAAATCGAGGAACTTGTTAGCGAACAATTTAATGAGTTTAAGAAAAATGAAATGCAACGGGACAGTTAGTTTTTGGAATAGGCTGAAGCATATTAAGTTTCAGTCTCCAATTTATTTTGGAACTTGCAGGTACTGCGTCATAGAACATGATCGTTCATGGAGTGAAAAGTGGAAGAGATAAAAGACCCAGAGGCATTAGATAGCATCGCTTCGATTAAGATTGATGATAAGGTTAGGGAGTTTACTCAGGAGATTTTCGGGAAGTCACGGGACGAGAAGAGTAACAGGGAGGAGTGGGAGAACCGAATAGATTCTTATACCCGTAAGCGGTATGGGATTAGATCAAAGAAGAATTTCCCTTGGCCTGGCAGCGCAAACTTCATCCTTCCTCAGATTGATTCTGATATTAATCGGCTGAAGCCAGCTTATGTGAATTTGGCGATGGGCGTAAGTCCAATCGTTACCTTTGAGCCGTTTGGGGCGGAGGATGTTGAGCCAGCTCGTAAGAGGGAGATTCTATTTGATTGGAGAATGAGGACTCAGGTCAAGTTCTTTAAGGATTATTGTCTGTCCGTGGATTATATGCTTCACAACGGGTTTACACTTTTTAAGACTGGTTGGAGATTTGAGACTAGGACTTATTTGAAAGTGATTGATTTAAAGGAAGTTCCTCAGCAGATCTTGGAAGCGATGTATATGCCTGAGGTGAATGACGAGATGATCGGGGCGATTATCGCTGAGGATTTAAAGCCCGATATGACTCTTGAGGAAAACATGGAAGCCATCAAGAAGGCAGTGAAAGAATTCCGCCAGGGTAAATCTAGATTTGAACTAGAGTTTACCGAGAAAGCCGTGAACCGAGCCGAGGTTAAAGCGTTGAACCCCAGGGAGGATGTGATCTTCCCTGTTGGGACTTGTGATATTCAGGAAGCTCAGTTTATTGACCATAAGTTTTGGGTGACTAAGGATCATATTAAGAAGTGTATTAAGTCGGGTAAGTATGAGAAGTATGATGATTATGATATTGATTGTTGGACTACGAAATCAGCGGATGGTTCGACGACTGAATTCTTGAAGGCCACCCGTGACGGGATTCACGCAGAGAACTCTCAGGAGGATTTAATACTTCTTCATGAGATCTCTACTTGGTATGACACAAACAATGACGGGATTGATGAGAGGGTGATTATTACTTTCCCTGATGCCGATCCAGATTGCATTCTTAGATTTATTGAAAACCCCTACGACCACGGAATGTTTCCATATGTGGTGGTAAGAAGGGAGTACAACGATGCGGAGATTATGTCGAGCCGTGGAATACCTGCTCTTGATGATGACTTTCAGACTGGTATCTCAACTTTGTTCAACCAAGACATTGATGCGGGGACGATTACGACTACTCCTACTGTTGTGGCGAGGAAGAACTCAGTTAAGAATCTTAGGAATCTTAGGTATGTACCCGGACAAGTCGTTGAGACAGAAAATGGAACAGCTGATTACACTGTTGTCCAGAACACGAACTTAGGTCAGGCGAATCGTTTTAACAATATGCAATACCTGAAAGCCTGGGCAAATGACCGAATTGGAAACATTCAAGCGGCGATTTCTCAGGTGAACAACACCCCAGGCTCAGGCCCACAGGGTACTAAGACTGCAAGAGAGGTCGGGGCGATTGAAGGGGCGGCCTCTCAGCAGAATTCAATGGATCTTCTCGTCTTCCAATCTCAAATGGTAGATCTGTATTATCAGATCGACTCTCTGTACTACCAGTTTGGGGACGATGAAGAGTCCATAGCTATTACAGGCCAACCTGCGATGAGGATTACCAGAAAAGAACAACAGGGTAGATTCAATCTTGTTCCGAACGGACGGCTTGATAACTCGAATCCTCAGTTAAGGGCGCAGAAAGCACAGAACAGGCTACAGATGTTTAATGGAGATCCGTACATTCGTCAGGATCAGTTAAGGAAGCAGTATCTTGATGATGACGATCTGCGTCTTTCTCAGGTTCTTCTTAAGACTCCTCAAGAAATGCAAGCTGACGCTATGCAAGCTGAGGCTCAACAGGTCAAGCAGTTACAGACAGCTTTGTTGATGCAGAAAGGGAAGGATCATTTAGAGGTTATGAAGGAAGCTCAGCTAGTCCCGATTCAGGGAAGGAAATACGCTCCAGATGTGGAGAAGAAAGCGAAGGTAGGCAGTGGCGAAAAGTAAGAAAGTTCAGATTGCCGAGAGTGCGAAGAGGGCGAAGGATACTCAGATTCAACTTGATATTGAAGATCGCCTTGCGGGATGTGGGCGCAAGGAAGCAGAGCATATTATCTATGTCGGGAATCTAGTAGAGCGTGTTCTTCGTGGAGAGTTTGGGGCGGTGATTAAGGCTCTGACTGTGGGCCGTACTAGTTCTGAGCTTTCAGCTTCTAGGACTATGAATGTTCCAAGCGAGCGTGTGCTAGGGCGTCTTGAGATGGCCGATTCTCTTTGGTGCGATCTTGAGCAATTTGTTTTAGACAAAGACAAGCTCATGAAACCATCAGAGGAAAACCTTGAGGGCGTTCACTCTTATAACTATGGGCCGGACTAAACATTTAAATAATAAATTTTTTGCAACCGACGAGCCTCAACTCGTAAAACTGCGGGAGACTGGGACTCCATATAACCCCTGAGTAGGTTGCGAAGGTTTCTTGAGAACCTTTAATCTCATGGAATGAAAGGTAAAAAACAATGCCAGTAAATATAAACAACATGAACCCAGAACAGAAAGCTCTTAATTCGGCGGATCAATTTTCACGAGAGGACGAGTTTGCAAAAAAGCTCGTCGAGAGCTTTGATTTACCCTCCAATCTTGCTAATGAGATTGACGAGAAGATAGAAGATGAAAAGCGTGGGCCTAAGAAAAAAGAGGAAGAGGAAGAAGATGTAGAGGATTCTGAGGAAGAGCAAGCGTCCGAAGATGTTGAGGACGATGGAGATTCTGAGTCTGATGAATCAGATGAAGAGGAAGAGGACTTAATTCCGAAGTCGAAGGTTCAAGCGAGAATTGACGAGCTTACCCGTGAGAAGAAGGAAATGGCGGCGAGACTTCGTAAGCTTGAACAGCAGGCCGAGGAAAAGAGAACCCCGGAAGACTCTGATCTTCAGAAGCTCGAAGCGATGGATGACGCACAGCTCAAGGCTTTAAAACGTCAAGTGAAAGCAGAGCAAATGAACGCTGTGCAGGCTCAGGATCGTGCGAAGCTAAACGAGCTTATGGACTTAGAGGATAAGATTGATTCAGTCGCCTCTAACGCTCCTAAGCGTTTTGCTGATTCTCAGATTCGTAAGTTTAACGAAGCCGTGAATGAAACCGTTTCTGACGGAGAAATTCCGAACTTTAAACAAGCGAGTCCTCAGATATTCAAGAAAGCCCAGGAGATTTACGCTAAGTCTTCGTCTTTGAAAAGTAGTGTTAACGGTCAGGCTGAAGCTTGGAACCTAGCTGTTGAACACTATAAAGAAGTTTCCAAATTATCGGAGGGGAAATCAAAGAGCGTGGAAACCGAGCGGAAATTCAATAGCCTTAAGAAGAAGGTGAGCGTGGATAGCGGTGTTACCAAAGGAACCGAGCAGGCTGAGACAGATCGAAAGACCTTTCAGAAAGCCAAGCATGGGACTGAGGATGACAAGCTGAACTTCTTCAAGAAGTCTGTTATTTCCCAGGATATGTATAAGCCGAACAAGAGTTAATGAGGCTGGGTCTAAAAGGAAATTGAAATGGCGTCTACACAGGTAAATACGTACTTCGCTAAAGGAAATCGGGAAGAACTCTCGAATAAGGTCGCTGACCTTTTCGCCGATGAAGTCCCGTTTTATGCGATGGCGAAGAAATACAAAGTGGGAAATAGTAAAACTGAGTGGCAGGACGATTCTTTAGCGGCGGCTAGCACTACGGCTATCGTTGAAGGTGCGACTGTTACTTATACGCAACCCGCAACTCGTACCCGTCACCAAAACTACTGCCATATCCGTCTTCGTAACTGGGATGTTACTTTCTCCCAGGCTTCGATGGATGTTGCCGGGGTTCCTGACCAAATCGCTCGTGAAGTAATGAAAGCGATGAAGTCTTTGATGACGGATTATGACAAAATCTTCTTGAATACTGGTAATACGTCTGCGGGTACTACTTCCACGGGACGTAAATCCAAGGGTATTCAGAAAGCTATTGTCACGAATACCGCTGTTGGAACGGGTGCTGGTAATTCAGGTGTTATTCAGCTAACAGAAGATAACGTTAACTTGCTCCTTAAGAAAATCTGGGCGCAGGGCGGTGATCCTAGAGCGTTGTATTGCGGTGGACACAACAAGAACGTTATTTCCAAGAAATTCTCTGCGAAGACTGGATTCACTTGGAACATTGAAGCGTCTGCTCGTACAGCCATCGCTAACGTCAATAAGTACGAAGGTTCTTTCGGTACTCTTGACATTATCGGTGATCGTCAGCACATGACGAAGCGTATCACGATTGTGACGCCTTCCCTTGTTCGGGTTGGTATCTTCCGTGATATCGAACAGTATAAAGGAGCGCAGGCCGCTTCATCCGTTCGTGGATGGGTCGAATCTGAGCAGACTTTAAACTGGGGTAATGAAAAAGGACATGGTAAAGCCAGCTATTTGAAATCTGGTGGAACTATCGCCTAGTAGTTAATGATTGGGGAGGGGGACTAAAAATCCCTCTCCCTAATTTAACAGGAGAATTAAATGAAAAAACTTTTGATGGTGTTGGTTGCTTTGATGATTTTAAGCTCAGATGTGTTTGCTGATGGACGTACCGTTTATGGTACGGCTGGTGTTTCTAACGGTTCGGTTGATGCCAGCGTAATCCCCGCTCAGGGTGCGGGTGTTTCGATTAGAGTTCTTTCTGTTGTATGCGCTGTTGAGGTTGCGGCTGTTGGTAGTGGTGGAGAAATTGCTTTAGAAAATGGGGCCAATGGAACTCGAATCTTTCAAGCTGATGCTGATGCCGTAGCTGTTTACTCATTCAATCTTGCTCCTAATGGTTACATTCTTTCTGCTAACACAGCTCTGAATGTGACAGTGGACGGTGCGGCTACAACCCAAGCGACTGGTTCTTGCACCGCTTCAGGAGAAGCTATTTAATGGATGATTTTAAGTCTTCGTCAAACGAGGCTTTAAGAGAGAATGCACAAGCTGAGGCTTTAAAAGAAAACCCTCGCCTTGCCAAGCAGAACCCTCTTGAGTTTATTAACTTGGTATATAAGAAGTTCTGCGAGAATCGAATTGATGATTTTCCACGCCTATGCGAAGTGACTCGTTGGCAGAATAAACTTAAGTGGGATGAGCTTAATCAGATTGGGAAGAAGGGAAAGTATACGGACTCAATGGGATGGAGCGAAAAAGGAGAGTTCAAGTTTGATTATGAGATCCCGCAAGAACTCTATCTTTTCATGGTGAATCTTGTCTATTCGGATTTTTGGGAAGAGGCGAATGAGAAGGTCTGGAGAAAGTTCATGAAGAATATTCTTCGGGGTGATGATCCGATGGAAACTCTAATGAAAGTAAAAGCATACTACGGGAGTAATTCCCAGGAAGGTTTGGTTTTGAACTAATGGGTCAGACGATAGAGAATCTTAAAGAGTCTAAGCTAGATGGTGAGCAGATATTTCCCAAGAGATTTGTTGTGGAGATCTGTGAGGCGGTTCACGTTCATTACAAGAATCTAAGAATTCTCCTTTCCTTAGAAGACTGGAAAGAAATGGCTAAGGGGATGGCGGATTCTCTTAGGCGTTGGGATGAGCGCAGATGCCCTGAGCCAGCCGAGGGTACTCACATTGAACTTTGCAGGAAAGTCGTAGGTTCTAAGAATCTTGGCGGAGATTCCGTGAAGATTAACTTGAATAAGAATCTCTACTCTATGAATGTCGGAAAGATATTTGCAGAGGGCGCACAGTTAGAAGACCCGGAGTATGTTCATCTTAAGCTATGGGACTTGCGTTTAGAGCTGACTAAGGATCAGTACAAGACCTTACGTCAAGCGGTAATTGAGGCAGAGTTATGAAGGTCGGTATATTTGTCCCTTGCTTCAAACGCCCTGAGTACACAGCCATCTGCATCAAGGCTTTAGAAAAAGCGCAAGAGTATAAGGATTGCGAGTTCTATCTTCTTGATGACGGCTCACAGGATGGTACTTCTGATATTCTAAATAACGCAAGTCTTGATTCTACCACTATCATTTCTAAGGAAAATCACGGACTTAGATCGAGCATTCTTGGGTTTTTTGACTGGGCAAAGAATGAGAGATTTGACCTTATCGCTAAGATCGATAATGACTGTGCGGTTCCTGTGAACTGGCTTAATGACGTAGTAAAAGTGTTTGAGTCAACGGATGTTGATATTCTCTCTCCGAATGTTGAGCCTTCTAATGCGGCGTTCGTTCATGGAAAACATGAGGATGGTCTTCCTTATCGCCCCTCCAAGATTGTCGGTGGACTCTGGATTATGAGAACGAGTCTACTTGATGACGTTCAGTTCGAAAGAATGAGCGCAAGAGGAATCAAGGGGGCGTTTAGTTTGCTCTATCAGATCATAGTCGAGAAGGAACCAAAGATCGGTTGGCTTCCGAATGTAACCGTCCAAGACATCGGCCATTGGAGTGGGAAGCACGAAAATCACATCAAATCAGAAGAACATCAAGCCTATTCATCTTATGTCGGAAGACCTATCGCATGGAGTTCAGAGTTATGATAATCAGATTTGATGATGTGAACCCAAACACCAATGTGTATAAGATGAACAATCTTATAAAGGTACTAGACGATGCGATTCCGAATCTTGAGATATGGTTTGCGGTTAATATGTTCTCGAAGTCTTCAAACGTTAATTCGGTTTACCCGGATGTTCCGTTTAAGGACAAACCTAAAGAATATTTTTATAACGTTGATAGAACTTTCCTTCCTCACCTTTTTAATCGCAAGCTGGTATCTCATGGTCTTATTCACTGCGATCATTCAAGGATTGGAATCGATGCTCAAGAGATGAGCATTGTGAGTTCGTGCAGGTACTTGGATACGGACATATTCGTTCCGCCATTTAATAGATGGAACCAGCAGACTGAAATGATCTGTAAGGATCACGGAATTAAGCTCCAGAAACTATCAGACGGATGGCTTTCTATGGAGCATAACAAGTTTGATTTGAATCATGAGAAATGGTATCTGCATCCCTGGCGTTGGACTACTGAACAATTGGAGGATTATCTTGTCGGCAAGAAGTTGGGACAGCTACAAGGAAACGCTCTATGAAGTTCTGGAACTTCTCAAGCCTGAGACAGTCCTTGAGTTCGGGAGCGGATTTTCTACTCAGATTATGGGAATGTATCCTAGCGTTGTCTCGCTACTTTCTGTTGAACACGATAAGGAGTATTACGAAAAGAATAAGGGGAATTGCTCAGATAACACGAAGCTCGTTTACGAGCCAAATCTCGATACCTACGCAAAAACAAAGCTTGAAAAGAAAACAGATTTTGTGTTCGTCGATGGAAGGAATCGCTCCGCTTGTCTCAGGGAAGTTCGATGTCTTGGATGCCCGGTTATGCTCCATGACGCAGATCGTGAGCAATACAGAGAAGCAGTGTTGGAGTACAAGTTCCAAATATGGACGGACGAAATGAGTACGGTAACCCTTACGGATGATGAGGGAATGTTTAAGAGATTGAGTGAGGTTCTTCGTGGCAGGTAAGATAGCCATACATCAGCCTAATTTTTTTCCTTATTTTCCGTTCTTCTATAAGATGGCGAAGGCGGATGTGTTCGTTGTTATGATCCATTGTCAGTTTGAAAAGAACGGGTTTCAGAATCGTGCGTTAGTTAAGGATAAATGGTGGAGTGTTCCAGTGACGGGCGGAACGATGGCGATTAAGGATAAGCATTATTCAAATGGTAATAAACTTATTGATGTGAATATGCCGCTGATTATCGGATTGGCTAAGGCTCTTGGTATTAACACCTCAAAGATTCACTACGATTTTCCAACGGAATCTAAGGGAACAGAGAGAATTATCGAGATTTGCAAGAGATTTAATTGCGATCAGTACCTTACGAATCCTGAGGCTACGGACAAGTATTTAAGTGAGAAAGAATTAAATGACGCAGGGATTGAGATGGTTTCATGTCATCCTCCAGCTGAGTACAGAAAATCACTTCCTGAGATGTTTGAGTCCCACGGAATTGATGGGACTGTAAAGATTCTTAACAAGGAGTTTAAATCTTGCAAAGCCTAAAGCAGTTTTTCGCTTATATGAATGATATTTCATTTGAGTATGTCGTTCTCCGTAATTGGGACGGTCTACCCTACGACTTTAATCTTGGTGAACATTCTGACTTAGACTTGCTCGTGGCAGACTTTGAGCATTGGAAAGAGATATTCCCTGAGGCTGTAGCGGAATATCCGTATCCAAGAGTGAGGATGAAGCTAGCGGTGGATGATAGCTACGTTTATGTGGATGTTAGGCATATCGGAGATGACTATTACCCTGAGGACTTTGAACGGGCAATCTTAGAGACTCGTGAGTGGAACTCTAAGGGATTCTATACGCCAAACCCAATCCACCATAGGATTGCTCTTGCTTATCACGCCGTCCATCACAAGGATTATATCTCTAGGGAATACACGAGATTCCTTGGTGATGCTTCTGTGGAAGGACTACTTGAGGCACTTAAGAAATCATCAATCGGGTGGATAGCACCAAAGGATAAATCTGTGGGATCATTTAACGGATATTGGAAAGGAGCAACGGCTCTAGTTACCAAGGAAGACGGTAAAATCAAGAAAGAGCAAGTGAACTATAAGAGTTACAAGCTAATCCAAAATGAGTATGAAAAACTTAGAGATGCGAACTCCCCGCACTTCCCAAAGGTCTTTGGCTATGACGGAAATGTTATCACGATGGAAGATTGCGGATATCCGATTCTATCCTATATACCTGACAATTGGAGAGAACAGCTAATTGAAATAATGCAAGACTTAAAAATTCATGGTATAATTCATAGAGATTTAAAGGTTGACAACCTGACTGTTAAGGACGGCGTGATTAAGCTGATTGATTTTGGCTGGTCTGTGTATGTGGATGAGATTGAGAGTAAACCTGCCCCTTCCTGCCTAGGGTATCCCAATAAGCCTTCCTGGGGATTTGATGATGATTACTCTATGAGATGTGTAGTTAAACAAATCCAGTACGAACTGGAAGAAAAGGGTGTGTCTGCGTGAAGATTCTAGGGATTGAACGTGATGCTACGGCTTGTTCCTACTACCGGGTACTTCAGCCTCTTGTGAAGATCGATGAGAATAAGTTGGCTGATGTTTTCATCCTTAAGGAGTCTCAGCTTGGGACTCCCGAAGCCACGCAGATGGCTTTATGGGCTGACATCATTATGTTCCAAAGACCCGCTTCTGAGGCATGGTTTAATTTCATCAAAACTTGCAGAAAATATGGGAAGGTGATTGTCAGTGATTACGACGATGATCCTTTTAACACCTCTCCGCTGAATCCTTTCTATCAGTATACGGGGACAGAAGAGGTGGAGTGGACTTGGGCAGATGGTACTAAGGAAATGCTTTGGAGCGAAGGGATGGTGTCGGCGGGTGGGAAGCGAATCTTCGACATTGAGCGCAACATTAACCACCGTGATATGTTTCGTTTGAACTTCAAGAAGAGCGATTTAGTGACCTGTACCACAGAAGAACTTCGTCAAGAGTTTTTGAAGATAAATCCAAATGTTGCTGTTCTCCCTAATCTTATCGACCCTGATTTTTTCCCTCGTAATGTTGAGATGGTTAAGAAAGGTGTTAGGCTTGGTTGGCAGGGTGGAGCCTCCCATTATGAGGACTTATACTTCTTGAAAGACGTAATCAAGGAAGTTCTAGAGAAAAATAAGACAGCTAAGTTCGTATACTTTGGGGATATGCGGTTCACTGGACTATTTAAAGATTGCCCTCAAGATCAGATCGAATGGCATCCGTGGGTAAGTCATGCGACTTATCCTTACAAGCTCGCTCTTATGAACATTGATATTGGCCTATGCCCTCTTGTTGATAATGTGTTTAATCGTAATAAGTCTGCGATTAAGTGGATGGAGTATTCCTTGATGGGAATGGCAACGGTGGCGAGTAACATTCCTCCGTACTCTAAAGTCATTGACAACGGAAGAACAGGGATTCTATGCGGAGCTGAAGACAAGAAAGACTGGGTGGATTCAATTAACTCCTTGATTTCAGATAAGCATAAGAGGATTAACTTAGCGAAACGTGCGGAAGAAGAAGTTTTAGAGAATCACAATTCAAACACAAAAGCTCATCTTTGGATTGAGGCTTATGAGAAAGCTCTTAAGCCTGAAGGAGTAACATCGTGAGTTTTACATTCAGCGATCAACAATCACTTCTTAGTTCACTATTAGGAGATAGTAATACTGGGACGGACGATCAGTTCCCACTGGCTCAACGTAAGAAGGCTATAAACCGTGGGGAGTGGTGTTTTGCGAAGGACACTAAGTATCTCCGTGAGAAGACTTCCGGGACGGTTAGCGGTGGTTCAATCACTGTTCCTACAGATTTCTTGGAAATCTACTGCTTGATTGTGAACGATCTAGTCCTTACGAACGACCGGGAAGTTAGCGTGAAGGAATATGAGAGATGGAACTCATACTCTGGAAGCGTACCGCTTTACTATTTCTCTGAGGAATCATCCGTTCGCTACATCAAATTCTTCGGATCTCCAAACGGGACGACTTACTCTCTTTATTACATTAAGAAGCCAACGACTGAGCTATCCTCAGATTCCGATGTGAGTTTATTCCCAGAGGAGTATCGTGAGGCTTCTGTTTATTACGCCGCCTATCAACTGATGATGCAGATTGGGAAGAATGATATTTCAGACAAATATATGGCGATCTACCAAAAATACGTCAGGGATGCTCAGGCTTACTCTGAAAGACTATACGTTGACAAGAACTACGCAAACCCTGATGTTAACTCAATCGGCGGATTCACTAACGACACTCAAGGCACGGGTTACGACTTCGGGAACTAATGGGACTCTCTAATAATTCGGTATTAGATAAATATTCGCTTCAGGAACTTGCGCTAGAGATTCTTTCCTTTGCAGGCGGTGAGAATACCATCTCTGAAGACCAAGCTATGAAGACGGAAGAAGCACGAACCGTTGAGAACTGGGATGCGATTTCTCTTGGTGGGATGCAGAGATCAAATGGGTTCAACGAGGTCGCTGATGGTGGGGCAAGTTATACCAATCCCCTAGACCTGCTTATTCAGCATAAAGACGCTGGAGGAACTAACACCTACGGAATCGTTGAAGGAGATCTGATTTATAAAAATGGTTCTGGATTCACGAACGATGATAACGGGGCATTCACAAGTGGCGTTTTATCTCACGGGGTTTCAGACACTGGTGGATTTCTATGGATCACAAACTCTACGGACAATCTTAAGAAGAAGGCAGTGGGCGTGGCAATTGCCACCCCTGCTAGCGTTCCCCCCACGGCTTGTGCTAGGATTTATAAGCATAAGAACAGGCTCACGGCAGAAGGGTCGGCCACTTATCCTTACAGAGTATATGGTACAAGAACAGGGATAGGCAATTGGACAGCGGCAGATGCGTGGAGTCTGTCGAACGATGCGTGGAGCGTCGATGTCCCAGGGGATACCAGGGGAATGGTGATGGATTTTCCTTCTGGAAACGAGCAGTTAGTATTCACTGAAGAGAAGGCGTATGCCTTAAGCAATTTCCCTAATACTGCTTTCAGAGCAATCGGAACTCCTTCTCGTGGTTGTGGTGCGCCGTATTCCATAGCCCTAGGCAACGAAGGTGTATACTTTGTTTCTCGCCGTCCTACTCTTGGAGTATTTCTGTTTGATGGAAATACTTTCACTGAACTTACTCAGTTTAACCACGATGTATTCGTTGATCTCATTGACTTCTCAAAGCGAATATTTGGATTCTACCGTAACCGTAAGTATTATCTTATTTACAATGAGACTAATTCAGGAGTTACGTATCCTAACCGCATGAGAGTGTACGATGCGAAGTTTGGGCGTTGGATGAATCGCCCCGTGAACACAGCTCTCTCCGATAACTTCGGGTATCCCGCAAGGCTTCAGTATTCCAATAACGAGTTTTACTGTGCGTCTTCTCAGAAAGATAAGATTTATGAGCTTGAAACAACTGATAATTCAGATGAGGGTCAGAACACTCTAGCGGTCTATAAGACCAAGACTTTTTCTTCCAGAGATTTCGCTCTTGCATCTGGAGGACAATTTCCCATTGATGATGTCCGCATGAAGCTTCTCAAGATGACAGTCAGTTTCTATGGTACAGTCGGGGCAGTGTCTGTTCTCTGGGATGCAGATCGTGGGTTGCACAGTGGGTCTAAAAGCATAGACCTTACAGCTACGGGAGATAACCTTAATACTACTTTCATCGTAAATACTTCTTACATTACAACCACCCCTGCGGATAAGACGAGAGTGTATACATTCCCGAATGATGCGGTTGGTAGACGTTTTCAATTCACATTCTCAAACAGCGGAACGAGCGTTCTGCCTAAGATAAAGAAGATTAAGATTACAGCAGTTGCCTTAGAGGAGGCTTAACAATGGCATTTCCAAGTGATAGCGCAAGGACAAAAAACTGGGGTACGGAGATTCTTACTGACGCCGACCTTGAAGGACAGCTAGATATTCTTCACGCCTATTTCGTTGCGTGTTTAAATTCTACTACTGGCCATTCGCATGACGGGACGAGTAATCAGGGGCCGAAGATAAACATTACGAACCTGACGGTTAGCTCTCAGGCTCAGGGTGATATTTATTATGCGAGTTCGTCTTCAGCGAATGCAAGGCTTGGGGCCGGAACCGCTGGATATGGATTAAGAACTGGAGGAGCTTCAGCAAACCCATCTTGGGTCATCCCTCCCTCTGCTGGAGGATTTTCTAATCTTTCAGTATCTAGAACCAATGCGACAACTTGTGCTATCACGGCTGATAGATTGGTTGTTTTTGATACCAACAATGTTGGTTGGCTTTGTACGTCTGTTAGCGTAAACCCAGCCATCACATCAAGCGGAGCAAACGGATTAGACACTGGGGCAGAAGGATCTTCTACTTGGTATTATCTTTGGGTTATTAGAAAAAGTACCGACGGAACAGTGGCTGGATTAATTTCAACATCTTCTACATCTCCAACGATGCCGAGCGGGTATGACCAGAAAGCCTTAGTTTCTGCTGTTAGGAATGATGGGTCAAGTAATTTTATAGATTTTGTTCAGACTGGAAGGCATTACGATTACGTTGTTAGTCAAACTGCTTATAGTGGAACACCGACAGCAAATGTTTTCTCTTCAGTTGATACAACTTCAACTATTCCAAGTGCTTTATCTGATCGTGGTTGTTTTATTGCCGCATCAGGCTCAAGTGATTCTCCAGTATTTTCAAATGATGGAAGCGTTAGTGCAACCAATAACGCACCAAATAAAATCATGTTTGGAGCAGAAGCAGGCGCAAAAGTTCAAGCCTACGCTGAATTCAGATTAATTACCTCAAACACAGTATACATTACTTCTCATGGTGGAACAGCGTGTATAGTTTATACGACTGGATTTAAACTTAATAAGTTGGTGAGTTAATCATGGCTATCTCGGAGGAATCTAAACAAGCATTAGCAAGAGAAATTAATTCACTTCAAGAGAAGAAGGCGTCACTTACGAAGCGTATTCAGGAGTTAGGGGATAAGAAGGATTCACTCGTTGCGATGCGAGCCGAGATTAACTCTCAGATTAATAAGTTACAGGCGGATTCGGTCTAATGGCAGAGGGTTGGGTAGAGCTTCACAAGGAAGATCTTCAATCGGTTGAGGGTATTAACTCTCTGAACCGAATGCTCCGCCTTCTCTTTGATTTAATACCTGGGGATGCGAATAACGTCCGTGACTTTAGCGGATACGGAAGCCCTGAAAATGTAGTCTCGGCAGATATTGGTTCAACCTATCGCCGTTTGGATGGTGGAGCAACAACAACTCTTTATGTGAAAACAAGCGGTTCGTCTGCTACTGGATGGACAGCAAAGTGAGGAATTTATGGCTGATTCAAAAGTAAACTGGTGGAAGACTGGACTTGCTGGAGGAACCGGGTACGGTTGGCTTTGGGGTAGAGATAAGGTTAACAACAATAATTCTGGTTATCCTGATCCTCCGACCTTTCAGGCTGATCCTTATGTATCTAAGAGCCAAGATAGGCTATGGGGGCAAGCGGACTATCTTCTTAATGGCTTAACTTCAGATGGCGGGAATCTTTCCGGGCTGATGGGGGATACGGTTAGTTTTAATCCTCTGACGACTCAGTATGCGCTTCAGGCCATGCAATCTCAGCTTGCTCCCAGCTATCGTAACTCTCAACAGAACCTCACGAACACTTTAGAGGCAAATAATCAGCTTACGGGAAGCACTACGGCGTCAGCGTTTGGGAATCTTGAAGCCGATTATATGGCACAGCTTACAGGTGCCACAGCTCAGGCTGGATTGGCTGATGTTAATCGTGCATTAGCTAATCGTGTGAGTCTTTATCAGACTGGACTTAACACAGTTCAGGCTGTTGGTAATAACGCTTTACAGAATCAAGGTCAGGTTAATAATTTCGCTCTTGGAAACTACGAAAACCAAGTAGCCCAGGCCATGATGAACCAGCCAGCTCCCACTGGGGGCTTAAGCGGTGCTTTGACGGGTGCATTAGGCGGGGCCATAAGCGGTGGAGTCATGAGTGGTGGGAATCCTCTTGCGATTGCGGCGGGAGCCGGGCTTGGAGGATACTCTGGGTATTCTGGATCTCCTGGCACAGGTGGACAGTTCTTAGGAGCGGGTGCAAATATGTACGGGAATTCTCGACCTATGAGCTTAAACCTTTCGACTGTCGGGGCAAATCAAGGCGGGGAAAGTATCCAAAATCTTCTTTCTCAGCAACGTGGATTAAACAGTTATTACGGATACGGACTTTACTAAGGAGCAATCATGGGCGTATTAGATACAGTACTTAGATATAAGAATCAGAAAGATGCTGAGCGTAACGCAGACATCTCCGCAATCCCTCAGGCCATGATGCAGTTTCAGGCTGGGAGACAACAGGCGACAGATAATCTTCTGAAGCAGTTAGCTCTGCAAGCTACCTTAGCGAGTAGCGGTTTAAGAATTTCTCAAGGCCCTAATGGTTTACAGATTGCTCGTGATGAGAGTCTTGTAAGTCCTATGGATCAGCTTATTCAGAGGGGAAAAGCGGCGGAAGCGGCAAAGAACGTAGGAGATCGTAGTTTATTTAATGCACTTCAAAGTAATCCTTCTAGCCCTCAGGCGACTCAGGGGTTGGTTCAGCCGTCTAACGGTTCTCCCGTTTCTCAAATGCAAGCTCCAGAGATTGACCCGTTTACTGGTAAGCCAACGACAAAAGGAATTCAGCAGGAAGCCATTAATAAACAAATCCAAGCTCAGGGATTAGAAGAAGCTAAGACTGGCGCAAAGAACAAAGAAAAGATTAAGGGAATGGAAACTATTGAAGGGGATTTAGATAGTCTTCTTGCTCTTTATAATAAAATTCCATCGCATGACAAAGGGCCATTAGAAGGAAGAACTAGAGGAGTATATGCCAAGGCATTTGGAACAGATGTTCCTCTTACTACCTTTGAAGATTCAAGCGGATTGGTATTAGCAAATATCTCAAGAGAATTTGGCGGAGAAAAGGGTGTTCTCACTGACCAAGATATTAAACGTATCAAATCTGCATTCCCGAATAAAACTGATACGGACGCTATCGCTCAGTCAAAGATTGCGTTCATTAAAGATTTTGTTCGTAGAAAGATTGATGTGAAGAGAAACGGGTCATCTTCCAAAATAGATCTTAGCTCAATGTCTACCGAAGAACTTAAGAAGTTAGCAGGGGTATAAATGGAAATCACTAAAGATATGGCTTTAAAGGAACTAGCTATCAGAGAACTTAAATCTAGGGGTGAATTTTCTTCTGAGTCTTCTGTTAAGGCCGATCCCATGAAGACCTACAAGAACGAAAATATTGGGGATGTTTACAACAACATCTTTGTTCGCCCTGGGGCTGGAGTTCGTAATACTATTCGTGGTGGAAGCTTCATGGAAGGATTTGATGATCCTAATTCTGTTCCATCTTTCCAAAGTGAAATTCTTGGGAATTACTATAATTCAGGGTTTCTTGAGGGGCATAACACTCTAAAGACTTTACTTGGTAATGTTCCTTCTGCCGTTGGTCTTGCGGGTGATATTGCCACAAATCCAGCAGATTCTCTTTTGATGCTTCTTGGGAAAGCTCCAGTTAAAGGAACCGGGACTACTCTTGATGCTATTATTGCTGATAGTAAATTGGGTCAGACGGTTGGTCGCATGGCTAATGCTGAGATTAATAAACCTTCTGATTTAGCTAAGTTAGTTAATCCCAGATTGACCGAAACCCCAGGGGCTTTAGAAAGATTGCAATCTGCTAGGGCCGGGGCTGAGAGCCGTAAAACTGTGTCTAAATTATTACCATCGGCGGATTTGGCTACCGACATTAAACAGAATAGAGCTTCCGGGGTGCAGGTTGAGGGATCTAATCTTATTAAGAAAACAAATGATCCTCAGAGCATTGTTAATAAATTCAGATTAGAAAAAGAGCGGGTTCTTAATACCGTTGATGATTTGGTAGCTGAGAATAATATGCCCGTTGACCCTAATTTTGTGGGAACAAGAGCGAAGTTAATCTTAGAGAAAGACCTCAAGAACGCAACGCCTAAAGAACGTGCGGATATTATGAAATGGGTAAAAGAAGAGGGGAATTGGATTGATGAGCAAGACGGATTCGATACTGTTAAAGCTAATGCTAGAAAGCGGTATCTATATCAAGAAACTCAGGGTATGCAGAAAAAACAGAACTCTGGAAAAGTAACCGTGACTTCCCCTGAAAGAGATAAAGTTCGTGATGCTTTTTCTCAAGCTTATAAGGAAGCTATCGAGAGAACTCATCCCGACATACAAAAGTTAAACTCTCGTTTTTCTGGACTTGATGCTGGGGAAACTGCGGCGGCAAAACTCACGGAATCAGCGATTGAGAATCAGCCTAATAATATTATTCAAAGAGCGATTGGGTATACCGTTGGAAGATTAACTCCTGGGCAGGGGGTGGCGGCGGCGGTACGTGAGGTTCCTTCTTTAGTGGGCAGTGGAGCAAAATCTATTTCTGGAATGACTGGAAAGATAGAGAAGTTATCAAGCACATCCGCTGATCTTCTCGCTAAATCAAGAGAGCTTCAGGGCGAAAGGCTCCTTAACACTTTCCTTAAAGATAAACCGAATCAACAATTCTTCAGAGAACTCCTGACCCATGATGATTTAGTCTCTGTGACAAATCCTCAGTTTCAGAAGAGTATCGGAGTATCTGATAAGTTTGGAGATGGGTTTGAAAGAACCAATCCAGAAGAGGCTTATAATCGTATTAAAGACTTCGCTCTCAAGTATTGGAACCCAAAGACTAAGATTGTTGATATTCCTTCCGGGGAAGTTTTTAGCACGAAGTCTAAAACACTCTTAAAGTCTTTTGGGATTGATCCGGTAACCGGAAAAGTCACGGATAAAGTAAAATCAGCACTAGAAGTTGCTATGAAAAGGAAGGGTTAATCCTTGAAGACAATCGCC